TCCTACAAATTGTTTTTCTTTTCAAACCTATAATATACATATATACCTATAAATCAAATAGTTATATTATTATTATTAGAAATAGGAATTAATTGTTTCTTTGTAGGATTGTAGGACGTTGTAGGAATTAGGATTTTTCGTGTTTTTCTCTGTTTGGGGGGTCGTCGTCCTACAAAATATGTGCTTTTGTAGGATTGTAGGACAACAAAAAAGGGTGAAATAACAAAACTTTTGAGTGATAAAATTTTATTATCTCATTGATAATCTGTAACTTTGCGTTAATTAAGTCTAATTTTGTAGGAATGTAGGACGGTAGGACGGCTAAAAACTAAAAAAGGATATGGAGAAAAAAAAAAGGACTGCGAAAAGAGTAGTAACAATTCAAATAGAACAGTATCTTGCAGAATACATAATTGCAAAATATTGTAAAGACACAGTTACTGGTGGTGTCAAGATTCCAAGTACCACAGATCTATACTTCTGCGTATGGGAGAATATGACCAAGCAACGTAGTAATCAACCTGATGTCGTAAATGGCAACCTCCGTATTCACTTACCACAGCGCAAGGCTGGCGTTATCGCCACCCCTTGGAAAGATCCTGCTTATTACAATTACCTATCTCCAGCAGCAGCTAAGGAGATAGAGGGTCAGATACGAAGAATGTTCAATTTCGAACTCCATCGTGTTCTGTTGGAGAATGAAGAGTTCGGTCGACAGAAGAGAAACCTCGATGTTATCTATGACTTCATTCGCAGCTATCAATTGAAGTCTATATCATCAGATGCGTTGTTGAAGAATTTTTACCGCTTCCGCAACCGCCTTAGACCCAAGAAGGTTCGTAAGTATCAAAAAGTTGCATGTATTTAATATTTTTTAATACATACCAAACTGTCATTTTTGTCACTCAAATGTTTTATAATATGTTAGAGTTTTTAAACACCGTACAAGTGAGTCTTGTAAACCCAAACAGAGTTGGAAAGAAGAAAGTGTATGAGTTCATTGCAGACACATTCTCATATATACCACAACTTACTGACAATGAAGCAGGTAATTATTGGAACTGCGATAAAACCATAGTAATAGACTTGCCCGACGAGGAAACCCGCAGGACCTTCTCAATAGAGAGAAGTGCTATCGTTACAATCAAAACCTCTGATAGGAAAACTCATAACATCGGTACGTCAGATATTCCTGCACGAGTTCAGATTTCCTCAAATTTGAACACTGCCAATCTCGTAATCAAGTGTAAAATGCTTACAGACCCACTTCTGTAGGTCTTTTGCTTACACCTTATTATATAGTAAATTCGCATCAAAAAGAATTTTGATGAAAGAATTACAGTCTCTACTTGTCTCAGGAAAGCCTCTATTCATAACCATTGACGGATTTCGACAGGCGATGCTGACCGCCTTTCCGCTCAATGGTAAGACACCTGAAAGACCCGAGGTGAAGTCTGCATTCGGTATGACCAAAGATGAAATGCTTGCTTACCTTAACACCCATAGCTGGTATCAGCTTGAGTCACATCTTGCTCTCTTGGATATTCAGAAGGTAACAAATCAAGAAAACACAGCTCCTATTACACTTACTGATGAGTTCAGTGATGAGCAGCTTCCTGATAACAGTATTGCTTATCACCGTGTGTTCGGTACTGTGATGTCTGACTCGTATTACTACTTCTCAAGCAAGCAGCTTCAATCAGATTTGCTTGCAGCTGAAGCTAATCCGCAAATATCTTGTCACTTCCTCCACATCAATTCACCAGGTGGTGAAGCATGGTACCTCGACCGTCTGAGCGAAACACTACGCAGCTGCGAGAAACCTATCCTCACCTTCTATGAACAGATGTGTTGTTCAGCTGGATATTATATCGGATGCCACGGTCAGCGCATCTACGCTATGACACAGAATGACTATGTAGGTTGCATCGGTACGATGTGCAGCTTCTACGATTTTGAACCTTACTTTGCTAAGCTCGGTATTAAGAAGGTCGAAGCTAAAGCAACCAAGTCTGATCTGAAGAACAAAGTTTTCGATGATCTTCGTAAAGGTAAGGATGAGCAATTTGTGAAAGACATTCTCGACCCTATGAATGTACAATTCTTAGATGAGGTTCTTTCACAGCGTAGTAAACTCGTCGACCTCCCCGATGATACTCCTGTCTTGCGTGGTGAAACATTCTACACTCCTCAGGCTGTGGAACTCGGTCTAACGGATGGTTGTAAGACAATGGTAGAAGCAATCGCAGAAACTTCTACGATGGGTCGTGAATATACTGAGGCAAAGAAACTTAAGACTGCCATTTACAATATATAGATGTATTACTTTAATTTTTAGTTATTTATGAATTTGAAAGAAAAACTAATGAGTGTCATTGAGCTTCTTGGCTTCAAGCAGAAATTCGAAGACAAAAGCCTGACAAAGGATGAGTTTAACTCACTCATCGCAGAGTATCAGAAAAAGTACCAGAGTACGCTTACTGATGACATTGCTTCCGAGCAAGCTGCCCAGCAGACTGCTCAGCAGGCGGATGAATTTCAGAAAATGCTGAACACCATCCAGTCGGTTCTGAATGGTGGTGAGCCTTCAGCAGCAGCTGATGATAATGGTGAACAGCAGCCTGCACAGCAAGGCAACGCAACTCTTGAGGGTATCCTTGAGGGTATTCAGGGTATGCGTGCTGACATTCAGGCAATGGGTTCTAACCCTGCACCTGATCAGCCAGTGCAGACTATTAACACTGTTACTCTGAGTGTTAATGGCTTCGCTAACACCCCTGATTATCTCTTCGGTGTTGAGCATTCACTGTTCTCAATGAAGAATCGTTGGAATCAGATTGCAGCTAATCCACGAGCAGCTGCTGCTCTTCCTGAGGTTGACGAACAGGTAGATGGCGTTGCCTTTTATAAGGAGGCTTGCAATTATGCCAAGTCGCTCAAGAACCGTTATCAGTATCTTCAACAGAACAAGATGCTTGATGCAGCTGCGCTTGCAAAGGGTACTTACGCTACGAACTACGATGGTGTTGACAATGCTGGCCTTGGCGATCAGTTCGTTGTTCTCCGTCAGGATGCCCTCATCGCACGAGTTTTGCAGGTTCGTGACCTTACCCAGTTCTTCCCAGTCGCTTACGGCTATCAAGACCGTGGACTCGTTTTCAACGCCTTCTTCGATGAGGTTTCACAGGCTTACCAGTCTGGTGAGGTCTTCAAGGGTGGTATGAAGATTGAGAACCACTATGGTTACGTTGACGATGCTATGATTAAGATGGAATGGGGACCAATGAAAGAGATCGAGCGTAAGTATATCGGTTATCTCAACAAGGAAGGTTCTGACCCTATCAAGTGGTCTATGATTGAGTACCAGTTGCTCAATACCCTCCGTGCTGCACAGGTTGAGCAGAACAAACGCCGTATGCGTGGTATCTACGTGAAGCCTGACAAGGGTGTTGCAGGTAGCTATCTCAATGCTGCTACAGGTGTTATCTACACTTTGCTGCGCTATGTACACCAGTACGACATCAAGCCACACAATGAGAGTACATATCGCACCTACACGCAGGCAACCTTCCTCCCAGCTGTTCAGGAGTTCATTGCTGATGTTCGTGCTTCTATTACAGAGGATATGGATCTCGACAACCACGTAGTTTACTTGAACAAGAACCATCAGGCATGGTGGATTAAGAATGTTCGCTCTACCTACGGTAAGGATACAGACTTCACTGGACCTATGGGTGCATTGAGCGTCGTTCCAGACACTACGATGCGCATCATCTGGTTGCCTTATCTCGGTCAGACTCCTTTCATGATGCTTCACGAGCCAGGTAACATTCAGTTCTTGGAGTTTGTTCCTGGTGAGATGCTCTCTGTGAAGATGCAGGAAAGCATGGAGCAGGTTCGTGCTTGGAGTGTGTGGAAAGAGGGTACTTCTGCTTCATTCACTGGTAGACGTTTCGCTACCAAGGAGGAGATGGATAAGAATAACTACGAGTGGCAGCAGATTTTCATCAATCTCTTTGCAGCAACCATCACCGATAAAGTGGATGGTAACAACGGCTTCTGGCAAATCACCGACAGCACCACAACACAGACAACTATCACCGACATCGAGAATGCGAAGGCTGGTGTAGCATACTGTATCGAGTGCGGTGATAAGACTCAGTTGCCAAAAATTGCCAAGTCTGGTAAGTTCGATAGTATCACAGATGCCTTCACCGCTACAGCTGTAGGCGACTACATCATGGTGATTCTCGGTAGCGATAACAAGTTCCGTGAGTTGGAGCGTTGTGTCGGTGGAAAACGAACCATCAACAAGGAATTGCAGCCTAACGTTCCTGGGGGGCGATAAGTAAAATCCATTTTGTTTGTTAAATAAGTGTAACCATGGGGAGCCGTCACGGCGGCTCCCTACAAAATAAAAAAAATGAAAAAGCCAAATATTCAAAAACACTGCCGCGCGTATAATCCAATTAAGGGGGTTAACTACGCGAATAAACAGGCACGCAAGATGTTTATGGTTATGTTTGCCGCCTTTGGAGTTGTCATGCTCCTCGGTGCGTTGTTAGATCATTCTTTCCTTGCTGCTGGAGGTTCGGGATTATCCCTTGCTTCTATGGCACTGCTTGGACATATCGACGATGTATCTGATCGAGACACGCATGGTTCTGATATTTCTTACATTGTCTATCTCGTTGCGCTCGACCAGATTGACCGCACCAAAGAGTTCCCGCAGCCGAATGCAAATCGTGAGGTAGCTCCCATTCCGCTGAAGCCGAATGAAATTCCTCACTACTTCGAGGCACACGACATACCTACATTTACAGGGACCACAGAGAAGGGCGATATTACAACTACTGGCGAAAATCAGTTTGTTATCATCATGGGTGGTGCACGTGTCAACCTCTATAACTTCATTGAGGAGTACAGCGGTGGTAAGTTTATCATCTTCTTCAAGCACATCAAAAAGAAAGAGTGGTTTATCATTGGCGAGTTGGAGCGGCCAATCATTCTCTCTAACACTGAAACGAAGGACGATAAGGACGGTCGTTACATCACCTTTACTTTTAAGCGTAGTTCTGTTGACCTCCCACTTGTCTACACGGGCAATCCTGCTGTCACTGCAGCAACAGCCATTCCTGCAGGCGCGACAGACATTGCTATCACAGCAGGCAGCAATACTTACACAGTTCCTAACGGAACATCGTCTGCTGCTGCCATTGCTACCGTTAGTGGTCTCAGCAAGAGCGACAAGGGACGTTACATCACGCTCATCGGTGCTGGTACCGACAAAGCAGCGACCATTGCCGACGGCGCTACCTTTGTGCTCGAGGAAGGTGCAACGTGGACAGCCAAGACCGGTGCAACCATAACCTTCCGTATTCTTGACACCACAACACTTGTCGAGGTTTCAAGAACTGAAGCCTAACCTCTCCCCCTCCCGTCACGGGAGGGGAGTTATTCACCATTTTATTTTTAATATATGTACAGCGCAAAAGAAAAATTAACGCACTTCCAAAAGTTGGTGAGCCCAACTGTAGTGGAAGCTGACCTTGCACTGCTGCACGAAAAGGCTCCGCATCTTACCGACTTTACACGCTTCGACCTCTCACCAGAGAAGAATCACGAGGAGATACTCTTCCTTCTTCTCGATCATTGCGAGCACGACGAAATCGTACGTAATAGACGTGAGTTTGCAGCCAAAGCAGCTAACGAGGATAATGATAATGATAACGCCAACAACTCTTCTAAAGATGGCAACGAGAATCCTGAAACACTCAACAGCAATGGAGATGAAAGCCCAGACGCTGACGGTGGCGAAGGCAACGAGGACCCATCGGAAGAAGAGGGTGGCGATGAGTCATCTGAAGAGGGTTCTGAAGATAACGAGTCTACAGAGCAATCATCAGAGGATCCTACTGCGCCTTCAGAGGATAAGGACGATGCTTCTTCTAAGAAGGAGAAGGCGAAAGCAACTCCAAAAAAAAAGAAGAAGAGTACCCGAAAATAGACTGGGAAAACCTTACTGATGCGGACGTGCAGATGGCAACCGTC